CAATGCTTTGTCTTTAATTAGTGCTGTAATGTTAGAGGTTAATTTAATAACAGCAGGTAACGATTTGACAGGTGCAAAAGTAACAAGAATCAGAACATTAGCTAAGTTTCTAGATGCTAATAACTATGGATCTTTTGGTCTTTTTGTTCAAGAAAATTCATCGGATTATATTGCTTTAGAAGATAGTGATTTAATTGCACAAGAATCTGTCCCCCCTGGAATTCCTGCTAATAATGAATTTCCTAGAGAGATTTATTATATAGATAGGAAATCAGAAGAGAATAGAAATATTGTTACTTTTGAATTAGCAAGTGTTAGTGACTTAGCTGGAATTCGTTTGCCTAAACGTCAATGTACTAGAGATCTTTTCCCTTCTATTGGTACATTTATGTAATGGGTTGGAAAATTAAAGCATTACAACATGCAAAAGAAGAAGATCCAAAGGAATCTGTTGGTTTGTTGTTAAATATTAAAGGTAAAAAGGTTTATTACCCTTGCCGTAATTTATCGACTTATTCTCAACAATGTTTTATTTTAGATCCAGAAGATTATGTCAAAGCAGATAGTTTAGGTCAAATTGTTAGCGTTATACATTCACATCCAATAACTCCAGCAATAGCAAGTGAAGCTGACAAAGTTAGTTGTGAAGCAGGTGGATTACCTTGGCATATTGTTAATCCAAAGACAGAAAAATGGGGTTATTATGAGCCAAAAGGCTATAAACCAGCGTTAAAAGGGAGGTCATGGTGTTGGGGTGTTACTGATTGTTGGAGCTTGGTTAGAGATTGGTATCAAGAAGAAAAAGGAATTGATCTCATTAAAGGTTCACGACCTTTAACTCCTGAAGAATTTATAGAAAATCCAGTATCAAAAGAAGATGGCGATGGAAATACTTTTCTGATTTCAGCAGGGTTTCGTTTGTTGACACCAAATGAAAAATTGGAAAATGGAGATGTTTTATTAATGTCGATTATGGGTAAGGGTTTAAACCATGCTGCAATATTTTTAAATGGCGAAGTTTTACATCATTTAGCAGATCGCTTAAGTTGTCAAGAACCTTATTCCGAATGGTTGCTAAAATGTACGGGAGGAAGGTATCGCTATGTTGAAAACAATTAAATTATATGGTGATCTAAAAGAGATCACAGGACATAGTGAGTTAGAAGCGCATGTAAATAGTGTGGGTGATTGTATTAGATTTCTATTAATGAATTGGCCTCAGTTAGCGGCTCATATGAATGAAAGATACTATCAAGTTTTAACTGATGGAACGGATATAGGAGAAGAAGAAATTCATTATCCAGTAGCAGAAGAAATAAAAATTGTTCCTGTGATTGTTGGAGCTGGTGGAGGTGCAGGTAGAAAGATTTTAATAGGAGCTGCAATAATTGGATTAGCTTTTGCCACTGGTGGAGGATCTCTTGCTTTGACTGGTGCAGGTTTTACTGGTGGACTTACATTGGGAAGTTTTGCTGTAGGGGCACTTGCAGCAAACGTTGGCCTTGCTCTTGTCCTTAGTGGAGTATCAGATCTTTTATTTCCTCCTGCAAAACCAGACGAAAACGATCAAGATCCACGTATTTCTTTTGAATTTGGTGGGACACCAAACACATCTAGAGCAGGAACTACGCATCCAGTTGTTTATGGAGAAATTTTTACAGGCTCTACAGTTATTAGTATGAACGTAACAACAGATCAAGTTTCAGCATGACAAAAATAATAAGAGGGTCAGGTGGTCTTTTTGGCGGTGGGGATGACAAACCAACACGTGCGCCTGATACTTTAAACAGTAGACAATTTGTAACTCTTCAAGATTTAATAAGCGAGGGTGAAATTGAAGGATTTGCGACTCCATCGAAAGAAGGTCGTACACAAGGAACAACTGCATATAATACTGCTGCGTTAAAAGATGTTTTTTTAGATAACACCCCTATTCTTCAAAAAGGAGCAAATTCAGCTAATCCTCAAACAACAGACTATAACTATCAAGATGTAACGTTTACTCCTCGTTTTGGTACGTCTAATCAAACATATATTTCAGGAATAGAGCAGTCATCCAGTCCTATTTCTGGATTTCCTAGAGCATGTACTGTTGCAAATGGCGGTGTTACTCAACAGATTACAACAACAACTGTTGATGCTGTTCGAGTTACAATTAACTTTCCACAATTACAACATGCAAAAGATAATGGTGATTTGTTAGGTTCAAGTGTTCAGTTAAAGATACAAATTCAATATAATTCTGGTGGCTTTTCTGATGTTATTACAGATACGATTACAGGCCGTACAGGTGATTCATATTCAAAAGATTATAGGGTAACAATCAACGGAGCTTTTCCTGTTGATATAAAAGTTGTACGTATAACTCCTGATGATACATCTTCGTCAGATACTGCGTCTTTGCAAGATAGTTTTAACGTGTTTGCAATGCAAGAGTTGGTAGATGATCATCAAGCTTATGCTAATAGTGCTTATGCAGCCTTGACACTTGATAGTAAAATAGTAAGTTCTATTCCTAATAGAAAATATAGAATAAGAGGTGTAAAAATAAGAATTCCAGGTGCAGGAGCTTCTGGATCTGGAACGCCTACTATTGATAATGACACAGGTAGAATTGTTTATCCAACTGGCTATATATTTAATGGCACTATGGCTGCGGCACAATGGTGCTCATGTCCTGCAATGATTTTACTTGATCTACTTACAACTACCAGATACGGGTTAGGAGATCATATAGCTGATAGTAATTTAGATTTATTTAGTTTTGTCGATGCTTCTAAATTTGCAAACACGTTAGTTGATGATGGTTTTGGGGGAGAAGAAGCAAGATTTAGTTGCAATGTAAATATTTTATCAGCAAAAGAAGCTTTTAATGTTATTCAAGAACTTTGCGGAGTAATGAGATGTATGCCTATATGGAGTGCTGGAAAAATTAGCCTTGCACAAGATAAACCAACAGATTCAAGTTTTTTATTTAGTCTTGCAAATGTAACTGAAGAAGGATTTGCTTATTCTGGATCGTCACTTAAGTCAAGACATTCTGTAGTAGCTGTTGGTTACTACAACATGGATTCGAGAGAAATAGATTATGAGGTTGTAGAAGATAGTACTGCCAAAACGAAGCTAGGAGTTGTTAAAAAAGATGTAAAAGCTTTTGCTTGCACAAGTCGTGGTCAAGCTCAAAGATTAGGGAAGGCAATACTTTTTGCGGAGCAAAATGAGTCAGAAGTTGTTGCTTTTACAACATCTGTTGATGCTGGAGTGTCAATAAGACCCGGTGCTGTTATAGATATAAACGATCCAGTTCGTAGTGGTGCTAGGCGGTCTGGGCGTATAAATGCTGCAACTACAACTGCAATTACAGTTGATGACATGCAAGATTTATCAACATTTACAGGAGCTAATCAAAAAGTCAGTGTTGTTATGCCTGATAACTCTGTGGAAACAAAAGATGTATTAAGTATTACTAACGGAGTAATTAGTTTGGCCTCTGCTTTATCTGAAGCCCCTAATGTTAATTCAATTTGGTTTTTAGTTAGTGACACAATTGAAGCTCAGAAATTTAGAGTGATAACAGTAGAAGAAGCAGATGGGATTAATTATAAGATCACAGCTTTATCTTACAGACCTAATAAATATGCAAATATTGAAGAAGGGTTAGCTTTACCTGCAAGAAATGTTTCTATTTTAAGTCAGCCAGCAAATCCACCTACTACTATTAGTTTTGAAGAAAAGACTGTTGTAAGAAATGGAGTTGCAATTTCGAGGTTATTTGCAACATGGGTTCCTGTTAATGGTGTTAATCAATATTTAGTTCAATATCGTTTTGCAAATGGGAACTATGAAAGTCAAATTGTATTTAGACCAGATATTCAAATAGATAACAGTGAGGTTGGAACCTATGAATTTAAAGTATTTTCTTACAATGCTTTATTAGAAGTATCTTCTACTTCTTTAGATGCAAATTTTAATGCAGAAGGTAAAACAGCCGTACCTTCAGATATTGCAAATTTAACAGCAGAGCCAGTTGGTGATCATTTAATAAGATTGAGATGGGATAAATCAACTGATGCAGACGTTTTGCACGGTGGACGTGTTTATGTCAGGCACTCTAATAAAACGGATGGATCTGGTACGTTTGCTGGTTCAGTTGATCTGGTAAATGCACTAGCAGGAAACACCTCAGAAGCAACTGTTCCAGCTTTAGAAGGTGAGTACATTTTAAAATTTCAAGATGATGGAGGACGTTTTTCAACAAATGAAACAAGTATCATTATTGATTTACCTGATATTGGTCAGTCTTTAGCGGTACTAACAAAAAGAGAAGATTTATTAGGAACACCGTTTAGTGGTAACAAGACAAATGTGACGGTTTCAGGTGGAGCGTTACAGCTTACAGATCCTGCTTCCAATGCAACAGGTACTTATGAATTTGCAGATACTTTAGATTTAGGTGGCGTTTTTACTCTGACGTTAAAAAGGCATATTCAAAGTTTAGGGTTTTTGGTTGGTAGTAACATTGATTCTTGGACTGATTTTGACAGTGTTAGCAACTTTGATGGAGATCCTGCAAATGACACAGATTGCCAAGTTTTTGTGAAAACAAGTACTGATACATCAAGTTATGGATCATTTAATATCTTTGCTAATGGAGAATTTAAAGCAAGAGCATTTCAATTTAAAGCAAATCTTTCAACAACTAATACGAACCAAAATGTCAACGTACAACAATTAGGATACACAGCGATTCTTCCATCAAGGACAGAGCAAAGTACAACAACGATTGCGTCAGGAACAAATGCCGGAGGAAAAGCAATCACATTCTCAGCACCGTTCTTTG